AAATCTCTTCCAGCGTATATTCCAATAACTGCATTAACGCTATCGGTATCTAGTGTCGCTTCCAGGCTATCGTCATCTAAAGTCTCGCCAGGATTAAAATCAAAAAAATCATTTACTCTGGATGCAAAAATTGTTGTGGGCCTACTTTTAGTTCCACCAAAATATAGCCGACCTTCATAAAATGTTGAAGTTCTTGGGTAGCCTTTGCCTGATGACCAGACATCTTCATAACCTGTTTCATATGTCCAGCTTCCACTTGCAATAGCTGTAGTATTAAAAAATGGAATTTCCACAACAGCATTGACTACAGTAGTTGATGTATATCCTATAATTCTTGCTCGGCCCAATCCATCATTCGCTTCAACATACTGGTCGACAGAACCTGAAGTAAAAGCACCTCCACTCGTAGTTAATGTAATATTTCCATCAACAGCACTTGGAGTTAAGGTTACTGCTGGTTCACTAGAAGCTAAAGTAAAAGCAAACTGAGGAACAAAGTCAAAAGCCAGATCTGCTATTGTCCAAGTAGCATCGGTTCCTCCTCTAATAATTTTTTTAGGAGCTACATCTTCTTGAGTTACAATTAAAGTATCTGCGGATTGACACCAATCAATTGTACTTAATTTAGATCCAGCAATGGCTGTTACTAAATAATTATTACCTGAACCATTAATATTAGTAACTAATGCTTTGTTTTTAAATACAAACATTTTATTATTTGTAAATAAAAGCATATAGGATTGTGTTGTACTAAATTCAAAAGGAACTAATCTTGATCCGTCTGCTATATCTGTAGCTACAGCTCCAACATCACTAATGAATTGTAAGCCGGGCCTTCGTGTGCATCCACCTTGAGGCTGAATTAAAATATTTCTAGCTCTAGCGAGTGCATTATATCTTTGTTGGATATCTAATCTGCCTTGAAGTAAAGGATCAAATTCTCCATTGGTAAAATTAGTTTGAACTTTTATAATTCTTGACATTGATATACATTTTCCTAATTTCTACTTTCAGTAAGAGGAAAACTACCAATCGCATAAGATGGTTGATTTCTACCATCAATATTCATTGCTTGTCTTATATATCCTCCTCTACCATTTTCTGAAGGTGGCCCAATGGTTACATTTTTCCACCATTCAGCTTTTTGAATTTGATCTGTTACTGGTTCCGCTAAATGCCAGGCCATCATATAATTCATTAATTGAATAAAATATTTTGGCATTGCTCCTTCTGAAATAAGGTTATCAATATAATCAATAACAATTATTGCATCATTGGTATACACATCTCTTCCTCCAGAAGAGTTTGCATAAATTTCATAATTAGTCATTGGAACTACTCCAGTTGATGCAGAATTATAAACTGCAAAAGGATTATTTAAAACATTTGAAGGAATTGGATATGCATACTCCCATTCATTAGTCGGAGCTGTTGCAGATCTTGATAAGGTTACTTTCTTCTTTGCAAAACTCCAGGGATACATTCCTAGAGATTGATCTTTTATACTTGGATAAAGAGCAGAGCAAATTGCTGCTGCATCCGATCCATCAGTAAAGCTAGTAATAGCATTAGCACCTAGCATTCTAAGTGCAGTATTTGAAATCGTTACCTGTGTATCTCCACTAGCCATATAAATCTCTTTTCTTTTAATGAGTAGGCGATTTCTCGCCTACCCATGTTTTTAAGGTTTTGCCCTCTTGTTAGTCTCTAGTCGCTGTCATCAGCAGCAATGGCTAAGCCATCTGCTATATCAACAACAGTACCGGTATTAGAAACAACTGGAGATAAAAGATATCCCCTAGTTCCACCAGTAGTGTGATGAATATACATAAGATCGCCAACTTTTAGTAAGTCAGCAGCCGAATTAAAATATCCAGCTACTCTTATTGTATTTCCAGCATCCGTAGATGTGTAGCTCCAAACTTGAGGAGCATTACCTGCTTTAGATTGACCACCAATGGGTTGTAACCCTGTCGCACTATATGCCATAATTATTCTCCTCTGTTAGCTTTCATCACAAGTTATATCTACAATACCTTCGTCATCAATCGCAACTGAACCTGCTGAAAACATACTATTAACCAAAAAAGATGTCTTTTCTGGTACATAGTTAATCTCAGTTTTCTGAGACATATTTTCCGCCATGCCAACTGCTGAACGATGGAATGCAAATACAGACCTGTCGTTTGTAGACAATGGTAAACCTCCCTCATCACGATCTCCAACTACTATGAATTTCATGCCAAGGAACGTATTGATATCGCCAGATACTAATGCTTTTATTGCAGCATAATCTCCCGAAATAGCTCTTTCATCGCCTAATAGTCCTGCTAATGAATTAGCATGACATACGATGAAACGATCATCGAAAGGAACATTTTTAGCGTCTAGTGCTTTTTTAGCAGCTATTAGCTTTCCAACATTCAAATTCGATGAAGCGGCTGTTCCAGAAGTAACAACTGTTTTTGCAACAGTTGATGGACTTGATGCGCCATCTATTGCATCAATAATTAACTGGTCTAATCTTCTACCGATTGCCTTTGAGACAACTTGAACAAGCTCTGATCTTTCATCAAAATTAACTTTTGCTTGATGAAATATGTCAGAGTATTCCGCAGCGTTGTAATCAGACATTGTAGTCGAAACTTGCGAATAAGTTACGTTCAATGGTGTTACATCGGTTTGAGGAATACGAGCAGTCGCTGATCCTTTGCCTAGTTTTGGAAACTTGTAAGTGTTTCCTCTCACTCCAGATCTTAATCTAACAGAACCACGCAGAACACTTTCTGCCTGGAAAGCCTGTTTGACTTCAGCATCGAAGAGAGTAACAAAAGCATTGGTTATTGACTGTGCCATAAGTTTTTCTCCTGTTTAACATTAATAAAACATCAAATAAGAACTTAAACATATTCTCATAAGATGCGGTTAATTTCTCAGTTATCAGGGAAAAAACCCCTGGCTGAATTTGGTAATTTCTTACCAGCCAGACGGCCATATAAAAATCGGTTATCGCCAATTAGATTAATATAATTAAAAATTGTATTTGTAAAGTGAACAACTAATAATTATTCATCGCACCGACCTATTGATTGATTTGGATAGAACTCTTAAATTTCCTCTTGAGTTGTTTCTAGGATTTTTATCCTTGTGATCTATGTCCTTGCCTCTAATCCTTCCTTCGCCTAATTTTTTTCTCATTAATCTTCGTGCTGAGTTTCTTTTAGACCTATTCTTTCTCTGTCCAGGCTTTGCATGGTACTCACGATACTCTTTAGAATAATTTCTCATTACCATACTTTAGTTGCCCTATTAGTCTTTGAATTATATTTATAGGATGATTGAGGCTTTCCGGATGTTTTGGATGCTCTATTTTTAGCTCTTTGTCCTGGTGTCATATTTCCTCTTCTCCTCCCTTTACTTGTTGCTCTACTTGTTCCGGATTTTAAGTTACCGGATTTTTGTAATGCACTTGTTGCAATAGCATAGGATGCTTTTTTACTATGCCCTTTACTTTTTAATTGTCCAACAAGTCTATCTAAAATCTTAGGCAATTAAATAATTTCTCCAGTAGATGTAGCAGTACCAGGATATCTTTGGTCAAAAAGATTTTCTACTTTCTTTCTAAACCCTGGATCTGTTTTATATTTAGGATCTGCCACCATAGCTTGAAGTTCTTCATCGCTTGGCATTCCCTCAACATCTATAGGAGCAGTTGGAATAATTGGCCCTTCGTAATATCTTCTTAATTTATTAAGAGCATTTAATCCTTCAGCAGTACCTGCGAAAACTTTATATTCTTCAAAGTCATCATTTCCCCAAACACCTTTTTTAACTAAAGACTGCGCCCACTCTACGCTGCCATTAATTAATTGATCTGCATTTGGCCCAAGTTTTTTTCTTTCTGTTTCAATATTAATAGTATCCTGCTCTTGAGCAGATTTATTCATTTCAAGAAAAGAACCAGCTAACTCGTTGAAAGCCTCTTGACTTATTTTATTATCGTCTGCCCATTTAATATATTGTTTCTTTAAAGGATCTTCTTCTGGAATATCTTTTAATAAAGATACATCATATTCTTTAGGAGCTTTGTTTTGAGAACCTAATTTTTTTTCTAATGATTGATAAGAACTAGATAAGGATTTAACATCAATGCCATCAGCTTTGTTCCAAAACTTTTCAGGAAGCCATTCCGGTCTTTCAAATTCAGCATCCTTTTTTTCTTCAGTTTTAACTGTAGCCTCATCAGGATATTTATGAGCTATATCTTCTTGTTGAGCTACTTCTTTTTGTGGTTCAGAGTTTGCTTCAGACACTAACCCTTGTGCTTTGTTATCTTCTGTTTTTTCTTGTGTTTGTTCTTGTTGTTGTTCAGCCATGTTATTTTTTCGCCCTTTCTATGCGTCTCATAATATCTTTTACTACACTATTTTGTCCTTCTCTAGCATAAGCTAATTCATGTCCAGAACCAGGAACCCAAGTAGGCTGTTCAATAGTTTTATTTTTTAAATGTTCTAAAACTCTCTTGCCTTCTTCGCTAGTAAAAGTTCTTTTATAGAGTATATCTAAATCTTCTTGTTCATCAACCGGCTTTTGATCTGCTAGTTCGATACCATCCCAGCCTTCAGCCATTAAGCTCTCATTTCTTTTTCTAATGCAGCTTCAGGAGCTTGAGCTTGTGGAGCTGGAGTTGGTTCTTTCTTGCCATTAGCTTTAGCTTGGGCCTGTGCATTGACTTGATTTTGTCCGGCTTGTAAACTTTGTTCTGCTATTTTCATAGCTTGTTCTTCGATAGCTCTTCTTTCTTCATCACTTGTTCTAAGTTCAGAAGAGATACCTAATTTATCTGCAACAAAATCTGCAATGGCTTCCGGCTTAACTGCTACAGCACCAGATGGGCCAAGTCCTTGTGTAATTTGAAAGAACTGCATAACTTCATTTACTTCTTCTAAATTTTGCGCTTTCGCCAATGGAGATATAGGAACTACACGAACCTCTAAGCCATTAACTTTTAATGGTAAATTAATTAATCCTTTAATATCCATAATTTGTAAAACTCTTACAACAATTGGAACCATAGTCTCGGATATTAATCTACCAAAAGCCGAACCTAAATTTTGTGCTAACTCTTTCATTCGTTCTACAATTTCAGTTGCAGATCTTGCAGACATATTATCCAAAGGAAGCGTATCATCTAACAACATCTTTTTAATATTCATTCTAAGATCTTGAATGATAATTTGAGAAACATTAAAATCTCCAGATCTTGTAAGTGGAGCTAATGATGCGCCTTGAGGCCCACCATTTCTTGCAACAGGAATAATTGCTCCCGGTACAATTCTAATTGTTTGAGGATTAAGAATGCCATCATCAGCAGCAGTATAAACTCCAGCAATTGCCAAAGATGCATTTTTAAGAAGTAGTTCTAAAGTTTTATTTAAAGTTTTAATATCAGGTATGGCAGAAACTAATGGGCCTCTACCATGAA